AGCATTCACTACTCTCGCCTTTTGGGCCCCTTTCTTATGGGGTTCGTCTTTGAAGAACGTTTTTACCGGTCGGTTAGGAACGATACCGTCTCGCAACTTTTGTCTGTCTATCTCCAATTCAGCTTTAAACGCTTCTGACAGTTCTTTCACATCGCTACCTTCAGTGCGCACTATGAATGGCTCCTTGTTACCGGTTAGGGGTAACCCTGGCGCGGTGTTTATTGGCCAAGCTGGCATGAAACGCCGCCCTGGTATACCATTCAGCGCTTCGTGATCAGTCAATGGTCTGAGCTTTCCCTTCCACTCCTCGGAAAGGACGACTGGAGCAATTTTCTCCCTGTAATCTTGGAGCGCTTTGTTCATCAGATCAGGATCTATTATGCTCATTGGCGTTCTGGCTTTATCCATGAATTTCTGGTAGGGCTTCCATGGAGGAGACATTTTGGGTGGTTCATACTCATTGTCATCACCGAATATCTCTTTCACCAGGTCATTAGTGGGAAAGACTGTAAATCCAGACTTCTGCGCAGGTTCAGCCTTAATACACCCGACGCACTCAAAGTGAGACACTTCCTTCTGGTAGTTAAGAAAGTGTTTGGGGTGCAGTCCACTCTGTTTCTCCAAGTCCTTGCCCAGACACTTGGTGTTCAATGGTGCTGTTTGAGAAAACAAGTAGAATCCCTTCTTGGTAAAGAAGCTCTTGGCTTCCTTCAAGTATGGAAGCGGACATTGCACAGCAGCTCCATCCGGTTTGTAGTGAGCTCCAGCAACATGCATTCCAAGAACACAAGGTTCTGTTCCTGCTTTGTACAATATTGCTCCGCATAAACCTGGAAAACATTGGCCCTGATTTATCAAGTACTTCAGGCCCATGAATGGTTTCTCCGTTCCGATTTTGTAGGAACCTGATTCGCAAATCCCTTTGGTTCTCTTTATCGCTCCATCGTCACTTCGGTAAACCATGTTGAACATGATCTTACTGCTCTTTTCAAGCATTTTGGGACACAACATGTGGGATATGTCTTTGCACAAAACTCCACAACCTCCTGTATAGATGTAGGCCAAGTCGGTATCCTCACGATTAAACATCATACTCTCATACACATCGAAAGTGCGGGAGTGGTTCGTCGATTTTGGGTTATCATTCATTACCAATTTAATGGTGAACGAGCTCAAACCTTTAACGTAATGCTTAGGAAATTTCATCACGTTTGGATCTGTGAACAGACTGTTTCCAAAACTGACTGGAGCTTTAGTCTTGATGTCATAGATTGTGAAATGGAACAGGTTTCTAACCAACACGCCTTCAAATTGTTCGGATGTCATTGTCTTGCACTTGGTTGACACATCTATCTTTTCAATTCTAGGCTCCAACCACTCAGATTCTGCAAGAGCGGCCTCCGGCGCACCTGGAACAATCACTTCAACCGGCTTTTCGGATGCCGCTCGAATCCCAACAAGAGTTTTGAGTTTACTTATAACACCAGCTTGCTCATCCGTAGCTGGTGAATTTTCAACTTCCAACTTCTCTGTAGGAAGCGTAGGTATCTTATCGCCAATGATGCCATCTGGGGCGCTCTTGGGGTTCTCAATCCCGAGGATTGAATCAATCCAACCTTCAAAACCAATCTTTTGAGTTTTCTTAAGTGCTCTCATCAGCTTAATACAAATGTAGAGCGCAGCTGCGCCAGTAGAATAGGCCATGACATGAGTCATAACCTTATCTCTGGTCAAACGATTGCAGTACTGCGTCACATCATTTCGCTGCATGAGTGAATCTATATGTGCCTTCTTTGCTGCTTCCCAA